GCTGAAATGTATAAAGATGAAAGATTTAGTAATTTTGAATTGTTAATACGAAATACAGCTAAAAATATTTTAGAAAACCAAGGTTTTGACTTATCGAATCATTCTATTGACTATACTGAGATGTGGATTCAAAAATTTGCATATGAAGGTGGTGGTCATCAAGATACACACGTACATTGGGACAACCATATTTCTGGTTTTTACTTTGTTGAATGTTCAGATCGAACTTCTAAACCTGTGTTTCATGACCCGCGCCCGGGTCGTATGATGTTAAATTTGCCAATTAAGAATCATAACAAGCTATGCCCCGCAATGGAACGACAAATTATTTCTGTAAAACCTGGAACATTGTTATTGTTTAATTCTTGGTTGCCCCATCAATTTAGTGTTGATAATGGAATTGACCCATTTAGGTTTATACATTTTAATCTGCAAGCAAAAAAACATGGCAAGAAATGAAAGTCAGTTTTGGCAGTTTGTTAAAAGAAATACGCCTGAAATTAAATGGACGCGAATTGAGAATACGGGTAGTCTTGGCACTCCTGATTTACTTGGTTATAATGCCAATAATTGTTTTTTTACTGTTGAGCTTAAAGTCGTAAAATCTGGTAACAAAATAAGATTTTCACCACATCAAATAAGTTTCCATGTTCGACACCCTATAAATACGTTTATACTAGTTGATGACCCTACGCGCGCGCGTGTATGCTTATATGTCGGAAACCAAATAAATGAGTTAGTAGAAAATGGATTAAAAACAAAATCTAAAAGCGAAACTTTTGAAGATTGTAAAATTATTTTTGACCGCCTAATTTTGTGAAAATATTATGAATTATTTCATAATCTCGATCTGATAATTGTTTGAAATCTGCTATGTCATTTAAAAATTTATCAAATATTTCTAAATACTCTTGTTTTAATTCATATTCTAAATCTTGTTTTTTACGGTCTTGTCTTGTCATACTTTGTCATTCTATTTCTTCAATTGCCTCTATTGTAAAATCCCCCGCGGAATTAGACCAATCATTGCTCTTATAGTCATAAGCGTTTAAATCACTTGCAATCTCTTCCGCTTGTTTTTTATTTTCTGCTTTTATTTCTGTTTCATAAACAGCGTAAATAGTTTCGCCCGCTGTGACTTTGTATGTTTTCATTTTAATTATCCTCCAAATGTTCTAATAGATTAATTGCTTTGGCTACTCGTTTTGCTTCTTTATGATTTACACACATACAAAAAGTTGACGTGTTAGTATCTCCAAAATTACACATAACACAATTACCTTGCGCCCAATAATAGCCGTCTTTATTTATTTGTTTTATATTACTATCTGTTAATGTTTGAAATATTGCTGTCATAAAATATATTATACATCTTGCACAAATCCCGTATTATCTTTTAATGCCCGTCCTTTAGCATATAAACCAACTATTACATTTTTTGGATCATTAAAACGTAGATCTGATTTATCACCATTAAAAACTTTGTAATTTAGAAATCTTTTTGGCAGTTTTTTATTTCTAAAAACAGCGCTAATATTTCCGCCACGTTGTAAAATGTCCACCGCCTGTTGCTCGTTATCTTCATTTAAACTATATGTTAAATGATAATTTTTTGGATATTTACCTAAAACATATTTTAAAGCCCGTTTATAAATTTTGGTATAGTCATAAAATTTAACTTGTTTAAACTCTTCATATAACCCGTGTATATTCCAGTCTATATCACTCGTTCCGTTTAATCTAACAGCGGGTCTAAAACCTTTTTTCTTACATCTTGTTATATGTCTTTTAATTTCTATTCTTAATTGTTCTAAAAAACTTTCACGCTCTAAAAAATACCATTTAGTTTTATTAATTCTACCCTGTTGAACTGAACCCATTTGCCCACGCCCCGCAGTATTTAAACAACTAGCCATGCACCCCGCACTGGCCATTGGACAAACGTTATAACCACTTTCACGTGAAGGCGCCAAATATAAAATTGCGGTCATGTATTTATATTTTTGGCCTTTTATGGTTTTGGCGTTGTTATCTATATTTAATAATTTTTTTGATTTGTATAATTTCATTTAAAAACAATCCTGACAATAACGTTGATCTGATTGTGAATACCAGTCAGGCGCAATAAGAACCCCACAGCAACGGCAATTTAAAAATACATCACCCTTTTTTGAATTGTCTTTTTTTAATTTTTTTTCAGATTTTTTTATTTCAATATAATCTTG